AGGACCTGTGTTACCGCCAGTAGGACCTGGGTTGGTTACTAAAGGGTCGTTTACTACGCCCGTTTGGTTATATTGGTAGCCTATTCCGGTTCCAGGCATCTGTGACATCACCCACATCCCGCGCGTTTTTGTTCCTTAAGGGCTTCCATAAACTTAGACGCATAACCATCGCCAGAACCTCCTGCTTTAGACTCACCAAATTTGCCTAAGGCAGCTCCTGCTATCTGGCCCATAGCGCCAAACTTAGCCTGCGCTACGGTTTGATTAGCCGCTGCCCTGGTCAGTGCTTGCGATGTGGCAAGGCGCGAAGCCTGTGCCATACCTGTCTGTGCATCAGCTGCTTGGCCGCGTGCTACGCCTAAGACGTTTGTTTGCATCTTGTTCTGAATGTCTTTACCTGATGTATTGGCGATGCCTAACTGACCTTGCACAGCTTGCGCCATGTCCCCAGCTCCGGTGTTACTTTGTGTAGACTGGTAGTTAGGTTGAGTAGTAAGGGCCTGCATTGTGTCTGCATTAGCCCGGCCTCTTAAAGAAGTCGTAACGTCCTCTGTGAGAGACTTATCGCGCATCTCCTGAAGCAGTGGGTCATACTTCTTTTTAAAGTTTTGGTACTCAGCCATAGCAACTGATGCGGATGCTTTTTCTGCGCCCGAGGCTTGGTAGTCTTGCGATTTTGGTTTACTGCCCATTACAAATCTCTCGTATAAATAACAGTGTCTTTGTCCCATCCTTCAGAGAGCAGATAGCGCTCCATCTTAGGAATCGGGGTTCTTACTTCTACCTTCTTAAAACCTGCTTCTCTTGCTGCCTTTTCAAAAAAACTGTAGTGCTTTACAACACAGTTCTGGCCAAGCTCTCTAGCCCAAGCTAACCAAACTAAAAACGTTCTTTCCCTTGTAAAAGGGTCAGTCTCGCCCGTTGACACTACAAAACCTTCATCAGCCACCCAAAGCACAGCGGCTCCTTCTTCACACGCTAGGTATACATCTCTTGATGTAAACGTAAGCTGTGGCTGCTCTTTTAAGATCTCATCTATTGCAGGTAGTACCCAATAAGCATGTACTTGAATATCTGCAAAGATAGGGTCATTTACCACTACCGTACTTGTTTCGTCTTGTCTTCCAAGATTCTCCGATACCGCCATACTTTACCTTCCTAGCTATGCCTTCATCCGCATGTCGTGCGCGGCGTTCTGCTTCTATAAGTCCTTCTTGAAATAGCGTCCCGTAAACTTGAGCGCCTGTATAATCTGTCCAGTCTTTACTTGGCAATCGTAGTAGACGGAATAGGGCGCCATTAACAATGGCTTCTCTGTAATCTGACATAACACCGTCATCACAGGCTGTAGATGTATGCGTTGGCTTTAGCTGAACGCGCATTACCGTGCTTGAAGCAACAGTTACACCGGGCGTTGGTACAAGCCACACCGTGCTTTGAGTCTGTTTTACGTAGTAGAGGGGGGTAGATGCGTTACTTGCATCTCTCCATTTCGGCAGCCTTTGCTCTAATAGGTTGGTACTTATAGGCTCTAAGTCTTTACCGTTATGAACAGCCCACATAATTTTATGTACGTTGGTGCCAGAAGGAGCCTCTAAGTCATACTCATAGATGCTAGCGACGGTAGTAACAGGGTCTAGCTCTGCTTGGTACGCGCCGGTTTTTTCACAAAACTCAATCGCTGCGGAACGGATACTGTTTTCTATAAGCGTGTCAGGACACCCCGGCACCATAGGGATGATTTCTGGCAGCAGTGATTCGTATGAAGTAGCCATTTCTTACATCCCTGCTGCTTGTGCTCTGCGTTCCATATTAGGATTAGTTATTGCATCGATCTGGCCTTTACCAGTGACTGCCGCAGTAAATATTTGGAAATGCGAGCTAGCGCGTTGCGCGTTGCCTGCGTACTCAGCATCTTTCATATAGGCCATATACAGTACGTAGTTCATGATGGCGTTTGCATATATGTCTGGGATAGACAAAGAGCCGCTCTGAGCCACTGTCACAGGGTTAGCTGAGTAAATTATTTCTAAGTAAGCATTGCCTGCTACACCGGGATAAACGTAGAAATTACGAGGGTTGGCCTCATCATATATGTAGTGCTTTACGATAGTCGTATGCGCTGCATCACCTGAAACTGTTGGGTCGTGCCAATCAGGGGTTTGAGCATCGAGTACTTCACGGTCAACAAGACGGACAGATCGCTTTCCAGTCCCGCTTGAAGCAGCTGACATGTTGCGCACTGCTTTTAAAAGTCGGTTACCGCCTGAAGGGATAGACTGTTTTGTTCCCGTGGCCAAAGTAACCGTATCGTTGGTCGCGCTAGCGTCTGGTTTTAGTAAAGCAACCTCACGCTGCGCATCGTTAATCCAAAGTACAAGTTCTGCTACGACAGGCCATCTTACGCCTGTGGTATCTTGTAATACTGTTTGGACTCGATCTACTACGCTTTGTACCGTGACTGCCATGACTAACCTCTTAGGAGTTTAAGGCTATTTCCCAAGCCTCTTCGCGTTCTTCACTGCGGACAGTTCGTCCTACAGCCCTGTTTACAACTGCAGCTTTTGGTGAGCCATCAGTTTTAAAATCATCTGGGTTGCCTAGCTCGATCAGTTTTTGTAGGGCTTCTACAAGACCCTCATCAGCTTCTTCGGTAACCTCTTCAAAGTCCGCTATCTCAGCTTCGGACTCTTCAATATATTTTTTGTTGTGCTCTTTAGCGCCCATCTGAATCGCCAGGATTCCAATTTCGTCAGCTATCTCTTGTATAACGCCCGCTTCGAACAGTACTACTGCTCCGCTTAAAGTAGCCACTCGTAATGGCTTGTCCGTAATAATCTTCATGATTCTTCCTGTGGTGGATAAAAAAACCCCTCAACTCCGAAGAGAAGAGGGGGTGTTTCTTAGTACGCTGTATCGAGAGCGATAACACCGAAGTCTTGTACAGAGCCACTAATGTCGCTGTTGTACTTAGGCTTGCGGAGACCAAAGATCTTACCTACAGAGATACCAGACTGGTTACCGTAGTCGAAAGTATCTTCAACCATTTCAGGTAAACCAATGTCAGCCATTGCTAGAGCTTGAGCACCACAGAACAGAGCGCGTGCTCCATTGATGTTAGCGCCTGCGCCCCACTTGTATCCAGCTGCTCCAGCGTTGCCAGAAGCACCAGAAGTAGCACCAGATGTGTTAAACACGTGTCGGAACTCGTGAATCATGACACCGTCAACCATTAGGCTAGAAGATCCAGAGAACAAGCTGTTCGCAGAACCACGTACACCAGCATTCCGAACGTTAGCAAGGAAGTCAGAGTCTAGCTTTAGATCAGCCATTTGCTGTGGAGTAACAAACATGTGGAAAGTTTCTTGGTTACCAGCACCACGAATACCACGGATGTAGTTGTCTTTAGCGTAAGCCTTCAGCTCAACGATAGTCTTGTACTGAATGAGATCAGCAGCAGCAACAGCAGTAGTGCTGCCAGCAACCAAACCGTCAGTAACATCCCATCGACGATGACGAGCAGCAGTAGGAGCAGAAACGTCCGATGCATACTCTAAGTCAACAAGCTCGTGTCCAGCAGTTCCAGAAGTAGCGCGTAAAGCACCAGTGTTCTTAGCAGTATAAGCAACGCCTGACAGGGTCAAGAAAGCAAGCTGGTCAATACGGTCAGCCATTGCATAAGCAAGTGCGTCACGTGACTGCTCACGGAAGTTTACAACAGTCTTTTGGTCAGCCATTCGGCCAGCAATTCTGTTTGCAAATCTCAACTGGTCTAGCTCAATGGTGATGTCATACGCGCGCAAGGCTTCTTCATTGCCTTCCAACGTAGCGTCACCAGTGATGCCGTCGCCGGTCATATCAGCAAGCAAAGTGATGTTGGCTTTAGTGCCTTTTTGATTCTTAGTAAGTTCAGTTACTCGCTGAACCATAGCGTTAGAACCAGAACCAGCGAACTGGTTGATGAAAGATTGGTTACGCGCTACTTTCCAGAAGTCGCGAGACCACGCTTGAAGTTGGTCGCCCGTAAGCGTCCCGAAATTTGTTAAGGCCATGATAGGCTCCTATTAATTAGCAAAATAATTTATGCGACACATGTCGCGTTATCAGCCGACTTAAAGGAGCGGCTAATCCGTTTCCTCTATCGTGAGGAAGGACGAACTAGCGCTTATTAACGAGGTGCGACCTCGACAGGTTTAACGCCTATGCAGGCGGGGGTTCGTTTTTAACGGCTACGGGCCGATCACATATCGTAGTGATGGACGTATAAATCATATTAGCAACACTAATATAATAATGCAAACTATTTAAAAGTATATACCTTAAGCTTCTCAGCCTTACCTTTTGCCTCAATAGCGGGGAGGGCTTTCAAGTCGATGCTCGTGCGCTGAGCAGTGGTAGCGCCGATTAATACATCTACGCCCGCTGCTTTCGTTCCGCTTTCCAGCCTGGCCGCAATATTAACCGCGTCACCGATAGCAGTGTAATCAAAGCGTTGTTCCGAACCCATGTTGCCAACAATCGCTTCTCCTGAGTTAATCCCTATTCCTATTTTAATGGGCGGTAGACCTTTCTCAGCAAACTCAATGTTAAGCTCTATCATGTTTACCTGTATCTGTTTGGCGGTCGCTATTGCTGCATCCTCATGGTTTTCTAAGTCCAGTGGCGCTCCAAAAATTGACATCATGGCGTCTCCGATGTATTTATCTACGGTGCCCGAAAATTTTGAAACCGCTGATTGCTGGGCCGTCAAAGCTCTGTTCATAATGTAGGTGACTTCTTCAGGAGTGACGCTCTCTGATAGCGCCGTGAAGCCTCTTACATCTGTAAACAAGAACGTACAGTACCGCTTTTCCCCGCCGAGCTTTAATAGGCTTGGATCGTCTTGTAATCGCTTTACTTGCCTTGGATCTAGGTAGTGCTCAAACTGCTTCTTAATCTGCTGTCTGAGCTTGTACTGCTCCTTATAGCTTAGATAAAAGGTAGCGGAGGCGACTGCGAACTGAGAGACCATTGTCCAAGTTACGTCTACCAAAAAACCTTGCTGTATTAGGTAGAACCCAAAGCCGCCAGTCGCTGCTACTGAGCTTACCGCTAACATAAGTCCTAGATAAACGCCTAAATAGTTAATGAGGATAAACACTAACAACACGCCGACTATAAAAATTAGCATTTCATAGAGGAGGGCGGCTTGCGGGACCTGGGGCATTGGCTTATTAGACGCGTGGAGTATGGTTTCAGCTAGCGCTGCTTGTATCTGGTGAGGGTATAAAAGCCCCTTGGGGGTGGAAACTTGCGGAAGTATGCCTTTAGCTGTAGTCCCCACTATCACCATCTTACCTTCAACTTCCATCTCCTTAAGCGATGTTTCATCTGGAGCAACCCAGTTTACCCAAACCCTGCCATGCGAGTCGGTAGGGATAGGGTTCAGCTGCTTAACGCGTATTTCTTGTATACCGTACTGATCAGTCTTTATTACGTACGTATTTGTACCTGTAACAGCCTTGAGCATTTGGGTGCCAAAACTAGCCATCCAGCCTTCTGGGCTTCTCATTAATAAAGGCATCCTACGCACTAAATTATCAACATCAACTGGAGCAGACACTATGCCTTGCAGGGCGGAATCTCTAAGAACCTTAATATTCTGCGTTACACCCGTAGCTTCTATGCCGCCGCTATCATCACCGAGGATTACAGTACCCTCTGTTTTAGGCATTTCTCGGTAGCCATCAGTTTCAAACATGGCAATTACGCTAGTATAATAAGATAAGGCTTCTGCAAAAGCTGCGTCGCCTCCAAACCTGTCAGGCTCGCTAAATACAGCTACCCAGGATACTGAGGCCGCGCCTGCGTTTAATAGGTCCACATGTATCTGTGCTAAGCGTTCGCGCGGGAAGGGCCAACCGCCCTCGTTATGTATGTCTTCTTCTGTCAAGTTAAGCAGGACTATATTGCCGGTTGGCTCTTCTGTTTGTACTAGAGCATCGAACGTTCTTAGCTTGATAATCTCAACTAGCGTGGGTTGATAGATTAGGGCGGTAAACAAAAACGTGGCGATAGCGCCTATAATTAAGGTCTTCATCCCTCTTGTAGTATCCTGATCGTAGAGTCGCCACCATTAATTTTAATGACGTTAGAGATGCCGTCTTGAATCAGTATGACGGTGTACCCGCCGCTCGTATCAAGATCAAGCCTAGTGTATTCACTGACATTTCTGATAAGACTTATTGTTTGACCCGTGACAAGAGTAGTTATCTGAGTGTCGGCGTCTATCCCCAGCGCTGTTCCAGTAACCGTGACGCCTGATACCTGTGCTAACTTATCGTCCTCCTTTGCAACACCCAGGGCGTCTAGTATATTAAGTAAGTCTTCAAGGTAGTTAACGTCTAGGTAGTTAATGTCCAGTTCGGTAAACTCTAAATCGTCCTCTGCTAACAAATCCTCTGCTAGGTAATCTATGTCTAGGCCGTTAAAATCTAAAATATTTGCTGCTTTTGTAACGCTCTCTTCAGCAAGGGCTACTTCTTTTTTAGGGGGTGTGACAATGAGCATGTTATCAATAAAATCTAGTGTCAGGTCTAGGATAACTGGCTTAGAGGGAGCGGACTCAAATACGCTGACGGTAGTGGCTTCATAAGGCTTGTTTAACAGGACGCTGCCCATAGCCGTGATCACTTCTATCTCTCCGCTCGACGCCCCGTACTTATCAGGCAGCAAGATAATAAGGCTACGGCCTAGCTCGTCTACAGTCGCAGTGAAGTCAGTCCCGCGAATCGCGATGTCCGAAGTAGGCGTTTTGAGGGATATGTTTCTTTTGTCTATCTGTCCTAGCTTACCGCTTATAAATCTAGCAGTTCCTAGGCCAAAAGTAAGTGCCATTTTTGACTTACTAGGGTCAGGATCGTAGATATATTCGTCGATTGTCAGTTGACT